ATGAGTACCATTCGTTATTTACATAGCAAGGATTATTTTAAACTATGTCATCACAAAACCATGGAGATTATATTGAAAGTAATTATATGATAAATGTGTAAAGGGTGTAAAAAATAACTCATATTATTTTAGATAATAATATGATATGTTAAATTTACCGAAAACTTTACAAGATGTAATAAGCGAATACAACGTAGAACATAGATTGTTTTATAAAAAAGTTATGAAAGAATTGAAGTCTGTTTTTACATGTCATTTATGTCAAAAAATATCCATAGAGGGTCTCAGGTATCGCTACGAATATGATACATCTATTATTTATTGTTCAACATTGTGCAGAAATATACGCGGTTGGATTGGAAGTTGCCCTTATAGTAATTAGATGGATGTGGTATCCGTAGCGTGGAGTCCAGAAGAATATGAAAATTATCTCATAATATATTATAACATAATGCGAAATAAGACTATAAAACGTACAAAACCCACCAAGTCTAAGCATTCAAATAGAAAATCACAACGGAAATCTTATGGCGGATCATCACCATTGTACAATGCTGCAAAAAATGGTGATATAGAAAAAGTCAAAGAAATTCTTAAAAATGATGATGTACCAATTAATAAAATGTCTGAAGATTTATTTCATAATGTGGGTATGTCTAGATTTACACCAATACAGGTTGCTGCACGTTACGGTCATTGCAATGTGGTAAGATATTTACATGAAGAAAAAGGTGTATCTTTATATGAAAACGATGATGTTACAGGTGAATCACTTCTGATTTTAGCAGTAAAGAGTGGAAATATTAATACTGTAAAATATTTATTGGATAATGGAATGGATATAAATTATCCTAGTCAAAATGCTTTAAAAAACACTCCTTTATTTTATGTAAAAAACAATCATGATATGATGATTTTACTAATTTCTAGAGGTGCTGATTTAGATATAAAAAATCATTTTGATAAATTTGCTCCAGGAACAGAACCATACAGAAAAAAAAGAGATGCTGTAAAAAAAATACCAGGCGCTTCCGCAATACAAAAAATGCCGGTACCGGAAGACGTTAAAAGGAGTATATTGTATAAACACTTGGGTTAATTATTTTCACCAAACTCATCCGTGTCGGCATAGCAACTGGGAACCCGCTCAGCGGGTTCTAAGCACGAAGCCCTCTGACCAAACGAGTTGTATAAAAAATTGAAATTATGTAAAAACATTATGATAGTAAAAGTATAAGAGCTCCTATATCATGAATACAATGAATTGTTGTGAAACATGTGGAAAACAGTGTAAAAATGCCAGTGCTTACAAAAAACACCAAGAACGTAAACGTCCTTGTAAACCACACCAAACTCGTTCTCGCTTCGCAGAGACAAAGTCACCTGCCGAGTTAGTTGTTGAACCAATCAACCAAATAATAGACACAACATCCTCCCTTCGTGAAGAAATTATACAGGGAGATGCCCTAGAATTATTACCGACTTTGGCAGACAATTCTGCACAAATTGTATTGGCAGATCCGCCGTACAACATTGGCAAGGATTTTGGCAATGACAGTGACCGACAATCCATGGAACAATATTTGTCTTGGTGTGAAAAATGGATTCAAGAATGTTTACGTATTCTTCGTCCGAACGGGACCATGTTTATTTTCGGATTCAGTGAAAACCTGGCGCTGATTTTATCAAAAATACCTCTAAATATCCATAGAAGATGGATTATATGGCATTATACCAACAAAAACATGGCTTCTTTGCATTTTTGGCAACGTTCTCACGAGAGTATTTTGATTTTATGGAAAGACGACAAAGTATTTCATCGTGATGATGTACGTGAACCTTATACGGATGGATTTCTACACGGTGCCGCCGGAAAAAAACGCGCGGCGACCCAAGGTAGGTTTTCCAAGGGAGACAAAACCACCACGTATACGGCACATCCACAAGGAGCATTACCACGTGATGTAATCAAAATACCTGCTTTGGCAGGCGGTGCAGGAAAAAAAGAGAGGGTAGACCATCCTACTCAAAAACCCCTGGCTTTGTGTGAAAAATTGCTAAAGTCTTGTAAACAGGACCCATCTCAAGGATTTGTATTGGTGCCTTTTGCGGGTTCCGGAAGTGAATGTTTGGCAGCCAAACTCCTACATCTACCCTTTGTTGGAATAGAAATTAATCCAGAATATGTGAGCTTGATACAATCCCGTATTGGAACCTCCTAAGTAAAAGGATTCTTGAAAAAAAATGGTTGAAAATCAACCCTCTGACCAATCCACCGTAATACTATGATCGGCTTCTGTATATATGATTTCCGAGTCAATAAACACCGATTTTAATTGTTTTACAACTTGGGCTTTTACTCGGTCAGATTCCTTATAAAGAACTTTTTTACATTTTTTTTTGCCAGCATTGTTATTGGCTATTATGTCAGTTGATATAGCTTTGACATACATTGTTATGGATTCATCTTGTTTTCGCACTTGTTCCGCTATCCACATGGCTTGTAATTCATCTCTGGTAATTGTGGTCATACTTGCATCTATAGTGCCGATTTATTTCTAAATCAGTTTTCCCAATCAAACAGGAGGGTCCAACAGTTCTAATAGTTGGATATAGTCGTATTTGCGCCCTTTTTTGACACTACATGTTCCTACAACAAATTCTTTCATTGCTTCGGTAACCTGAAGATACATCCATAATTGTGAAGACATACTAAAAGTAATAGACATATGTGATCCGTCTACGACATTGGTTTCCCATCCGACGACGGCATCTTTGTTTTTTCCTTGTTTTCCTATTTTTGGTTTCCATTCGTACGATTCCGGATTGACTGCCGGATAATCACTGGGTAACAAATACCAATCGTATTGGATATTGTCAGCAATCTCTTCACGTACAATGATGGAATAATATTCAAAATTTTTGCGTCGTTGTATTTCGGCTATAATTGTGTTTACATCTCCGGGAGTTTTGTCGGAACATACCGAAGTAAGTCGGTAGGAACTAATATCAAACGTACCTTTTTTTCCCCCTGACCATTTGGTAGATTTGTTAGAAAACCTACCAAGAGAACATGTTAAATCTGCACCCGGTGCATGTGATCCACAACTTTGGGATTGCACTGGACATCCCGAATGTTCCAATACAATACGATTGATCTCTTCCCAAACGGCTTCTTTGATGGGGTCATTGTTGATCAAATGATACCCAGTAACACATTTTGTAAAGGAATCACATAGTTGTGATGGAAGCATGGACGGACGAGAAGACGATAATGAATGTGACAACATGATTGATATATGATATTTTGAAATCATATATCACAAAAAAGAATTTCAATTTTATATTATTGGAACCTACGATTTTTTTTTCGCCGTATGCGAAAAAAATCCGGTAAAACCTCCCTCTTAAGGGTTTCTTACATTTTTGAATATTTTAAACGCCGATTATAAGGTTTTTTTACTTTGCGGGTTTTACCTTTTCTATTTATTTTTCCCTTTGAATGAGTTCTGGATACCATACGATTCCGATGGGTAAACTGAGCACCTCCTTGTAATTGAGTAGGACGACACCGTCGTCGTCCCCCGTATGTCATATTAAAATTGTCGTCGTCATACTCCACAATGTCAGCAATTTCAGTTATTTTTTCCTCAATCCACCTCTCCTCATTGGGGTACTTATTCAACAGATAGGCTTTCAGGTTAGCTCTGCGGTTTTCGCCCTCCCCGAACCCGGTGGCTTTGCCGTCAGGTCCTGTCTTGTGTTCCTTATACCATGTCTTGATACTATGGTTTAATTCCATATTCTTGTACATCACGGTATTTTCAATGATGTCTGCCAGGGTATTCAACTCCCGATTCCCCTCACCGATGGTGTTCATGGCACGTATCGCGCTAATTACCGACAAAACGATCCGTTCTATCGCCCCCCTGGGGCAGGTCATGCCGTCAGGTCCTTCGTAGGCTTTCGTACAATCCTCTATAAAAGCATCTATGTAGGCTTTCTTAAATACAGTGGGTTGCATTTTAACGAATAGTAAGGTCCATGATATAGATATCCGCTTATTCAGATTATCACTAAGAAAATTCAGATGGTTTATAATACGAGTCTTCAAAATCTTGTCCAACAATTTATGTTTCTTGGTCATTTCATCAGTATCATCGTTCGCATTGTTTATGTCAATCAATAAATTACTAATAAGCTCGCCCATGCTCATGCTCTCCGGTGGGTTATATTTGAGCTTTTTAAATTCTTCCAAATGATCTCTAGTATAGTTCTCATAAAATTTGACGAGTTTGGCATAATCAATTTTGTCAGATGCATTGTGAACTGCCATAGGATTCACATACACACGTGGATGTAAAGATGTTGCCATTTTTCTATATATAATAGTATCATATTAAATTTATTATGGTCAGGGGGGCTTTTGCTGCTATTGCGAATCAGCAAAAGCCTAGCCTCCAACAACTAACTTCAAAGGGTGCTTCGCACTTAGAACCCGCTTGAGAAGCTTCGCTTCTCTGACCAAAGCGGGTTCCCAGTTGCTATGCCGACCCGGAGAAGTTTGGTCAGATGACTGCAAGCCTTGGTAAGGATGCTTTCAGCATCTTAAATACTAACACTAACTTTATTTTATATTTGTTATATTATCCTTACTTTTGACAAGGATATTGGAGGGTTTTACGGAGGGACGACGTAGGAGTACAGAGGAATATGAAAACATGATTGATATATGATATGTTAAAATCATATACCACAAAAAAGAATTTAAATTTTCTATTGGAACCCACGTATTGGAACATTGGGTTCCAATATAAACATATTTTTACTAATATATTAGTATATGAATGACAGATTCTCCGGTTATTTTACCTACGGAATTAAATTATCTGGTGCTTGAATATGCTGGGAAGGTTCGTCTACGTAATGGCAAATATATGAATCAAATTCCCAAAGAGGACCCAAGATATGACATTTTGAAAAGATTACCGAAGAAACTTATTTCACATAACATGATACACAATCAAATGTGTTGGATCGTAAATGTTTTTACAGAGGAAAACGAAATTCTTATTCAATATATGGAAAATTATTGGTGTTTCCCTAATGGTGAAATAAATATCACATATTTTATCAACGGTAAGAAGAGTGATAGATACGTTTTAGGAAATAAATATCCACCTTGGTTTGTTTGTGCAGACGACTATAAGATTACAAAAAAATGGGTAGAATATGTACCCGAATTATAGAGCCGGAATATTCGGTATATTGCCGGAAAACCTGAAGCGTTAGCGGAAGGTTTCTCTGGCATCATGCGCAAGGACGACGTAGGAGTCCTGGTGCATGATGTCTTTATCTTGGACTGAAATCACCAGATAATCCAAAAGAATATCCATAGGAATGTCGGGACGATGCATAATGATTTCTATTTTTTTCAGATATTCAGATAATTGATGCGCATCACCTGTCCATGTACGAATCATATAGTTGAAATATTTCTGTAACAAGGTGCGTTTGTCCATGTTATATTTGATACTGATTTCGTCCAAATGGATTTTGAACAAACTAGGTGAAATATTGGATTGTATTTTTTGATGAATTTCTACCAAGACTTCTTGACGAAATGGTAGATACAATTCCTTGATACGGGTACCTTCTAATTGAACAAAATTAATCATACTCCGAATGTCTGATTGATACATGTCCTGAATAATATCCAATGTCTCGTCGGATAGTTCAATTTCTTCCTTGTTACAAATGTTTCGTATAAATTGAAAAATATCCTTTCTTGGTAATTGATTGAAACGAATACATAGAAATTCATTTTTCAGTGATTCATCAATCTTGGTAATATAGTTACAGATCAAACAGAAACGCACATTGTAACTAGAGGTTTGTAATATATATTTGAGCGCCTGTTGGGCGTTCTTGGTCATGTAATCCACTTCATCCAAAATAACAATTTTAATACCCTGTTCAAACAGATTCATGGATTTGGCGAATTGATGTATTTGATTTCGTATAATATCAATACCGCGTTCGTCAGACGCATTCAAATGAATGACATTGCTTTTGTTGATACGATGATACTTGGATTGAAATTCATTGATCAGATTGATAATGGTTGTCGTTTTTCCGGTACCCGGAGGACCATAGAAAAGCAAATGAGGAAAATAATTCTTGTTCAAAATATTATGAAAGATTTCCCGATTCAGAGGATCCAAGACAATGTCATGAAATTGCGATGGACGATATTTTTCTACCCATGGAATGAAATCCGTTATTTCTTGTGATGCTGTGAAGGTAGTGGAGGCATCTGTTGTAATGGTGGTCATTTGTAATAATTTACTATAGGATCAACTCTTTACATTGATACATCTAGAATCAAAAGATATAAAATTTATGGATCATATTGGATTATATTCATGACGAAATACTTGATTTATCTTATAAGTTTATTCAATATGATTACTGCGAATCCTATGAAATATTGTATTCATTGCAAATTTTTCAAATTACATATAGAAAACAATCCTAGTTATGATATAAAACCGGTTAAGTTCGGTTTATGTACCTATTTTCCGACAAAAATAGATGAACAATATCATCAAAATACGGGTGAATTGTTGGAAAATAATAGTGATTATGAATTATGTTCCAAGGCAAGAACATTGGATAACTTGTGTGGTAAATCTGGAAAATATTTTGTTCAACGCCAACGAAAAAACACTCTGTGATTTTCCAAAACCACATAAAATGAAAAAGGGAACTACATGAATAATTGTTCTTAATGACAAAAAGTAAAAAACGTCCTACTATTCAAAATAAACATGATTCCGGAAAATCTGAAGCACTTACGGATGGTTTATCCGGAATTGTTTTTGACAACAAAGTACCGGTGATTGAAGACCAAAAACCGACTGAGCAAGTGGATACGTCTACTTCACTCGTGAACACGGTGGATACATCAATAGTAGTAGAAACCTCTTCCAAACTGATTCAAAAAAAAACACCTGCGAAGAAATCAACCTCTAGTAAAAAGGGTAAAAATGGAAAATTATCTTCTGGATTGTTGACAACATCATCCACTACGGATGAACGAACCACCATGCAAATCGCAAATATTATTCTACATTTGAAATGTTCCATGGCAGATGTACAATCTTATAACGAAGAAATACACAAACAGACGATGAATCCATTGATTTACAATCCATCAGTTCCACCAGATATCATGACATATCATCAACCGAAAAATTATTCAGAATTAAACAATATAGTAACCATACCAACACCAGATCAAGAAGATTTCGCTTACAAAGAATCCAAAGATTGTCGCAAAAATCGCAATGTGAATGACCATTTTTTACAAAACAAACACGAAAGAGACGACGTACCGACAAGGGACGTTAACCGGAGGCTTGGTGGAGATGAAACCGAGACATCGTACCGGTCTACGATTGAAGATGGAAATCATGATATAATCAAAGAAAATGGAGATCCGGAATTAAAAGAGAACCAAGACGAATCAATGTGGTATAACTTTGATGCGGAAATAAAACAAAGGGAAAATTTTGTTGAGGATCAGAAAGACCCGTGTGTGAAAGACATTCATACAAAATTGAAAAAATTAAAAATAAGTCTTTATAAAAATTTGGCATTTATGGACAAAAAATCAGCATGTTTTTGGTGTACATATGATTTTGACAATCCTGAATGTTATATCCCTAGATATGAGATGGATGGTGCTATTCATGGATATGGATCATTTTGTCGTCCGGAATGTGCAGCGGCGTATTTAATGAAAGAAAATTTGGATGATTCCACCAAATTTGAACGTTATCATCTTTTGAATCATATTTATAGCAAAATTTATGATTATAAAAAAAATATCAAACCCGCACCGAATCCTTATTATATGTTGGACAAGTTTTATGGTAATTTGTCTATTCAAGAATACCGTAAATTATTAAAATCGGATCATTTACTCTTGACCATTGACAAACCATTGACAAGGATCTTGCCAGAATTACACGAAGACAATGAAGAATTTTTGACAAATATCTACGGGGTTCAATCAAATACTAATATCGGAACTTCAATTACGAAGCATGGAAATTTCAAGGTTCGTAGACAAAGTGACAAACCTACCGGACCGACCAAATCCAATATTATTAAAGAACATTTTGGTATCAAATAACATAAACCCATCGTGATACAATACTATAATAGATGAACAAATCTGAAAATACAACATCGTTAGATAGATATAGTAAAAAAGGATACATGGGTTTAGCCAATTTAGGCAATACGTGTTTTATGAATACATGTTTACAAATATTGAATCATACGTATGAATTGAATGATATATTCATGGTAAAAAAATTGCATACCAAGTTTCATAAACATGCGAAAAAAAACCCGGAAACAGAATTGGTTCAACAATGGGTAGAATTACAAGAAATTATGTGGAACAATACCGGCGCCGTTTCACCGAACAAATTTGTACATCATGTACAACATTTAGCCAATTTGAAAAACAAAGAATTATTTACGGGATGGGCTCAAAACGATTTGCCAGAATTTTTGTTATTTTTCATGGATAGTTTGCATATCAGTATTTCACGTCAGGTAAAAATGAAGATTCACGGAAACGAAGAATCTTCCACAGACAAAATGGCGTTGGAATGTTACAAAATGCTTCGTGGAATTTATGAAAAAGATTATTCGGAAATTATGGAATTGTTTTACGGAATTTATGTATCGGAAATCCGTTCCAAAACAACGGATGTGGTACATAGTCATAAACCGGAAACCTATTTTATATTGGATTTGCCTTTACCCGAATCCTCTATCAATACAGAGATATCCTTGTATCAATGTTTTGATTTATTTACCCAAGGTGAAATATTAGAAGGTGATAATGCATGGTTGAACGAAACCACCAATCAAAAAGAAGCCGTGGTCAAACAAATCTCTTTTTGGAATCTTCCCAAAATATTGGTTATATCTTTAAAACGGTTTGCTTCTTTCGGAAACAATCAAAAAAGACAAGATTTAGTGACTTTTCCTTTGGAAAATTTGGATTTGTCCAAATATGTATGTGGATATGATTCCAAAAAATATGTATATGATTTGTTTGGAATATGCAATCATATGGGTGGTGTCATGGGAGGTCATTATACCGCATTTGTAAAACATATTGACGGCGATTGGATACATTTTAATGATGTTGCTTGTCAACCGATTCCCATTGAAGCTTTGGTTTCCCCCAAAGCGTACTGTTTGTTTTATCGTATTGGAACCCAGGTTCCAATACGAT